AAATGAAAGAACAAAAATTTATACTAACTGATATAGACGGAGTGTGTTTCGATTGGGCCAAACAATTTAGAAAGTTTCTTGCATATTATCATCCTACTGTTGAACTTGAAGATCCAACTGCAAACTTTAAACATGTAAAACATATCATGGAAGAATTCTGTGTGTCTGCATGGATGGGTTGGTGTGAGCCGCTAAGAGATTCTGTGGAAATACTTTCAAAATTTAAACAAGAAGGTTATGAATTACATGCCTGCACTGCAATGGGTTTTGATCCATATGCTATTGCATTACGCAGAATTAATCTTGAAAGATTTTTTCCTAACATATTTTCTAGGGTGGACACAACTGAAATGGATGAACATGCAACCAAGTCAAATTGGTTGGAGCAATACAGAGATAAAGATTGTGTTTGGGTTGAAGACAAATGGGCAAATGCATTATGTGGCGCACAAATGGGTATAAAAACATTTTTGATGCGACAACCTTATAACGCACAGTACAATGATTCAAGGATCACCAAGGTTGACAATTGGCAACAAGTATATTACTATATAAAAAACAATGACAGATATTAAAGTATTCATTGGCTGGGATTCAAGAGAGGATATTGCCTTTCAAGTTGCCAAGCATTCAATACAAAAACACAATCCGATGTAAAAGTTTATCCACTAAAATTACCAACACTCCAACAACTTGGTATCTACACAAGAGGCGTTGATGCAAAAGCATCTACTGAATTTACATTTTCAAGATTTTTTGTGCCAATGCTGACAGGATACAAAGGTTGGGCATTGTTCATTGATTGTGATTTTTTATGCACGACTGATATCAGCGAACTATTTAAACAAGCTAACGACAACTATGCAGTCATGGTTGCAAAACATGATTACACTCCTAAAGAAGGCACTAAAATGGATGGCAAACAACAATTACCATATCCAAGGAAAAATTGGTCATCATGCATGTTATGGAACTGTGAACATCCTTCCAATAAATTGCTAGATCTTAATGCACTAAACACCAATGATGGATTATGGCATCATAGATTTGTCTGGTTAGCAGATCACGAAATTGGTCAAATATCTCATGAATGGAATTGGCTTACAGATTGGTATCAATCTCCTGCAGATGGACAACCTAAAATGCTTCACTACACAGAAGGTGGCCCTTGGTTTGAACATTTACAAAATGTTCCATATGCTCAAGAATGGCGTGATGCACATGGCGATTACAAATTGACTTTGCAAGATTCGGTGGAAGACAAAATAGCACGTGATGATGGTGGTTGGTAATATTTTGAGATCCAGTGATTATATCTCACAAGTATAAATTTATTTTTATAAAGACAGCTAAAACTGCAGGTTCAACTATTGAAACTCTTTTAAAGCCATACATCGATCAAACACAAGACATATCCTGTGGATCAGTTGTTTGGAAACATGGTCACAGGATTGAACCAACCGTGCCTTCCTACAACCTTCCAAAAGATAAAAGAATAGACGCTCATATGAGTAGCAAAGACGTTTACGATATTTTTTTTGATTCCGTAAAACCAAAAGATTATTTTGTGTTTACAGTGGAAAGAAATAGTTATGACAAATGTGTATCTCATTATTACTGGCACTGTAAACAAAAAATGATAGATAAAGGGCGGAATATAGATACTAGAAATTTTGAAGATTACATTCAAGACATTTATGACACTAGAATGGACATGCCTAGCTGTTGGCATAGATATACCATTGATGATAAAATTGCTGTTGACAAAGTGTATCAGTACAACAACTTAGAATGTATATTCAAACATCTTAATAAAATGCATGGTTTGGATGTGGACTTAGATAAACTAAAAACAACAAAGGTGAAATCTAGTAATAGACCTAACGAATCGATAAAAAAATATTACCAAAAGGGCCGTTTATCATATAGAAAAAGTCATCCAAAAAAAATTGTAGAGTGGATCTGTAAGAAAGAGATAAAATACTTTAACTATGGAATCAATTAGTGTCATACAAAATATAACAAAAGTAAACAAAGATCCCTATCCGCATGTAATTACAGAAGAAGCACTCCCACAAAAATATATAAATGAACTACAAAGCACTCTACCTGGCGCTTACATTGATAGCAAACCATTTTCAGAAGTAGATCCTTCACAAAGAATTAAGTGGAATATTTTAGTGGAAGATAACTGGCCTATAGCAAACATTTGGAAGGACTTTTTTGCATATCATACCTCAAGAGAATATTTCAATGCAGTTTGTAATTTGTTTGAACCTTGGTGGGATAACATGCCAGTACAACCAAACAAAATACATTTGGATGAAAGGAAAGGAAAAAAAGAATTTTTTACTGCATATACTGAAACACAATTTGTAAGACACAGAGTTATGCCAGAAGGCAAAACAACTAGAACAGCACATTTAGATAATGGCATGGAGATATATGCTGGACTTTTATATTTTAGACACAAAAACGATACAAGTAAAGGTGGTGGTTTTAACATACATAGTGGAAATCCCCAACCCAAGTTTGATAGAAAAAATAATAATGAAGTACAAAATCCAGGACCTATAGTTGCAACGTGTCCCTATAAAACAAATACATTTGCAATGTTTTGGAATACACGTAACGCGGTACATTCTGTTGAACCAAGACACAATGCACAACACGAACGCTGGTCAATTAATATTATAGGAAGATATAACACCAGAAGGATGTGGTGATGCACAATAAATCCAAGATCCAAATATACAGGGATCAGTACAATTTTTGTAAACCTTATATTAGCAAATTCAACACAGCACTAGACATTGGATGCGATTTTCTCGAATGGAGTATTGTGATGATTGACGACTTTGAAGCAGTAAAGGCATTTGATTTCCGGCCAAAAACTAAAGGCATAAAAAAATTTTTTAGGAGATATAATAAAGCCTATAAAAAACATCCAAATATAAAATTGTATAAACATGGCCTTGCGGAAAAACGAGTTACAAGATATACTAAGCCTGGAGTTGGAAGAATTAAAGGTACAGAAAAGTCTGAAGGAAGCAGTTGGTGGCCAGTCAAATTGCATACATTAGATTCATTCGATTTTACTAATGTTGACTTTATTAAACTAGACTGTGATGGTTATGAGGAAAAAATTTTGCAAGGTGGCGAACAAACTATCAAGAATAATAAGCCTGTAATATTTTGCGAACTACAACCTCAAAGATGCAATTCACATGGCTGGTTAACTAATCATGGTTACAAACTTGCAGATACATATTTTTTGGATGGTGAACCACATGATGGTTTATACATAATCTACTAACATGTGTGGAGTATACGGAATAACCTGTAGAGATGAAAAATTTATTAGAGATTACATCACCACTTGTTCATACAGAGGGCCCGATGGATCAGGCATATGGGCAAATGATGATATCACCCTTGGACATAACCTATTAGCAATAACTTCACAACCTGATCATGGCAAACAACCATGGCACACCAATAATGGCAATGTGTTAATATACAATGGCGAAATATTCAACTACAAAGAGTTAGTAACAAAATATAACCTTACATTGCAAACAAGTTGTGACACCGAACTGTTAGCACACCTATTAGATACAATCGGAATAGATTGTGTAGGACAAATTGATTCAATGCATGCCTTTGCACTATACAATGTTAAAGATCAAACCATTATCCTAAGTAGAGATCACGCAGGCATAAAGCCTTTGTTTTATGCAGAAACATCAGATGGATTAATATTTGGATCTGAAATTAAAGGCATGCTTGATCGTGTGCCAAACGCAAGATGTATAGATGATCTAGCTGCCGCGGCTATGTCATATTCTGGATTAAATGTTACAAGAAACACAATGTTTTGTAATATTAAAAAAGTGTTACCTGGAGAAACTTTGGTGTACAGTATACATCATAAAAAGTTTATTCAAAACCATCGAACTACAATTACTCCACAATCAAATGGACTACTTGACCATAAAGAATTTAGACATGAAGCACACCAAACTGTTAAAATGTGTACACTTGGCATTAGGAAATTCGGCATGTTTTTATCTGGTGGAATAGATTCCACTTTGGTTGCATATGAATTAAAAAAAATATTAGGAGAACTTGATTCATTTACTAACGAAATGAATCCAAATGTAATTATTGGTGAAAATTTTAATGATGATGCAAATTGTGCCAAACGATTTGCACAGGATCTAAATCTTAATCATAATCCTATTGTTATTACTCCTGATACAATAGAACAATGTTGGGCAGATGCAATGCACACAATGGAACAGCCAGTTTACAACATGAGCATGCCTATGTACTATTATTCAAATAAGTTTTTAAGCAACAAAGGTGTTGTGGTTACAATGGCCGGAGACATGGGAGATGAACTATTGGGAGGATATCCTAAATATTGGAAGTTGCGTAATGATCCACCTAAGTCTTTCAGGGACATGATATGGAGATGGATGCATAGAATCAAAAGGCCTATCAAACTTACAAGTAAAATTGATGCTAACACAATACATGAAGAACTATGCAAAACTATTCCGGATCAATTATGGAATCCAAAAGATCCTATTAATTCATATATGGCCGTTGACTGTATTACACAAGTACCAGAAGAATTTTTTTCTCGCAATGATCAGTTTGGTATGAGATTTTCAATGGAGGGGAGATTTCCATTGGCCACAAAACGTTTTATGAAATATTGTTTGGATATAAATTCTGATTATAAGATGGGTAAAGATAAATCGGATACAAAACTTCCTACAAAATTGGCCTACAAAAATATTCTTCCTCACTACATCATTGACAAAATGAAAACAGGTTGGACAGTCCCATTAATATACTGGATCAGCAATCATAAAAATTTAGAAACACTTGCAATGAAATACATGCAAGGCAATGACTGTCTTAAAGACACAGTAAAAATGGACAATTGGGATTAAAAGAAAACAAAGATAGTAAGTTGGATGATGCGTTCATGGGCACACTACTATCGAATGCAGTTGTAAGCATAACCAGAAGCCATTTCTGATAATGTAAACTGCTGATGTGCTAGATGCCATAACCAAGGTTCACGATCAGGGTAGTCTAAACTTTCTATCATATCAATTTTATTTGCTACAGGATACGCCGCACATTCATTACCACATACCACAGGAATACCCATACATATGGCTTTTACAGCAACCATTGAATTGAAGGTTATTACACAGTAGGCATTTTTAAGATCTTCCTCTAGTGGTTTTTGACTTTTGTGTTTGTCAAATCCACTTAGTTGCGTAAGTCCGTTGACTGTTTTTACTTGTGGGTTCATAGGCTTATCTCTCACTACGATTTCTCTGCTTGTTTGCTGTTTTAAGGCGTCTAGCACACCGTTGAGCCATTGTTGTGCATCAAAGAACCACTCTATTGCTCCTGTAGGTGGACATACTATAATTTGTGTGCCAGTTGTTTGCCATGGCGCAAGATCTTGTGCAAAATATTTTTCATATCTATCAGGCGTTTGCTCTGTGATACTAGAATTTGTGTGTGCATTTTTGGTTATTCTATACCAATTTGTTTTGTTGTTATGTCCCGGCAAAAAATATGCATGATCACAGAAGTAATATGTGTGACCTTTGCGTTTCATCATATCACCTGAACCTCTCAGTATGCCCCAGTAAAAATATTCGTCATCAATCATAGGTTGATCGTTCGGAATAGGGTCTATAATTTTTCCATTAGTGCCTTTAGCCCAATGTTGCACAATGCCTTCTGTGGCTTTACGCATGGTCCTAACGCAACGCATCATACATCCTTTCGAACATGTCTTTAAATAGGCCCGATTCAATTTCTTCTTGCGTGTATTGATGCCAACTCAGTGTGGCCAACCAATCTTCACGGTTGTCTGGATGCAGTGGTGTGCCAAAATTTTGTATAGTCTGCGATACAGGACTTGCAGGACAACGAGCATGGCAGTAAACAGGAATGCCTTCAATCAAGGCATCAATGGAGACCATAGAGCATGAAGTAACCACACAGTGTGCATTCTCAAGATCATCTGCAAGCGGTACATCAGCATATGCAGGTCCACTCTTACCGTTTTTCCTTGGCTTATGTCTTACTTTAATTGGCATATCAGTTTTTGTGCGTAACCATGCAACAGTTTGCTGTTCCCAATCCCGCTGGCCAACGTAAGAATTAATTGTATTAGAAGATGGTGCAACTAAAATATAATCACCTTTATTTTTCCTCCATGGCTTTATATTGATGTGTTGTATCCTATTACGCGGAAGATTTGGATAAACTTCCGTTACATGTATATCACTAAAACATATTCTCCAAAAATATTCTCCTTGCGGATTGACTGCCTCTTTCAAAGGATTCCATCTACCCCAATATGGCATGTCGCAAAATAACCAAGGCTGTTTGTTGTTTTTTAGATCTATTGCTCTATCATAGTTTCCCACAGCTAGTCCCCACATTGTTGGTATTCCTTTATCATGATGATATTTCATTAAGGGTTTTAGTGTATACCACGCTTTTGAATCAGGCCCGTGACGATTGTTAATAATTTTAAGTTTCACTGGATTTTATTCCAGTAATCGTTTTCATGCTTGATATAAATGTCAGTGCGTTTAGAATGGCCATCTATTTTTCTTTTGCCTTTTAAATGATCCATGTAAGCTCCTAATGGTGAATTTATAAACACATGAACCCCAGGCCGATGTGGATGATCTTTAGATATATTGAAAGATTGCATGCCTTGACTTGTGTATTTTTGTAGCAACACCCAAAATAGAAAGGAGTCATGATATTCATTTTCTTTAAACAATGAATCTGTCTGATACATATTTTGCCAATCCTCCATAAAATGCTTATTGTAATTAGATCGGGTGTCGTAGATTACAAACCCACACTCAGGATAAATTTTTTGTCTGCCTAGATATGCACAATAATGATCTTCTGGTAAGAGGCTCTCAATGAAACTTTCTGGAACAGGTGAGTGGGTAACAACATCTGCATCCAACCAGACAACTAAGTCTGAGTCAGCATTGAGAGCCGCATGTGATACACAATATGATTTATGTGAAAATTTTACAGCGTCCCACAAATATGAACGTTTGGGTTTTTTTTCTGTGCCTGGCTTTCGTCCATTAGCGTATGGATTGTTTGCATGTCTTTGTTTGAACACTCCAAGTTGGGGACATGCTTCATTAAGATCGATCCATTGGATTCTTTCACTATTATTTTTTTCAGTTGGTAATTGTTCATAGTAAACTTTTAATTTAATATTTTCTGGCCAATGTTTGTCAAATGTGTCTATCATTTTTTCACCATAATGATGATATCCAGCGTTTGACATAGTCGTGATAACCGTAATTGATGTTGGCATGCTAATGACTATTTAAATAGCATATAATGAAAGTAGAGATATTTCGAAATACTGTAAAACGCAGAGGTAAGGGTGCTTCCTTCGAAATGATGAAAGCATGGCGTGAAGGCATAAAATCAGTTGGCGATGATCCTATATGGATAGAAGGAAAGCCTGATCCTGAAAAATGGATGGGAGATCCAAAAGAAAAAGTATCAATACATTTTGGTTATGGACCTGATAATGCTGGTGACTTTTTAAAAGGCAACCGAAAAAAAATTAGACAGTATCAAGAAAAAAATGGTGGAGTTACTATTGTGTTCGATGGAGGACTATGGACTTCATTTGGCAATCGATCTTCGGATTGGAACAAACACTATTTCAGATGTGCCCTTTGGTCACCTATGCGTAATGGAAATTTCCTAAACGAAAACTCTCCTGGAGATAGGTGGCATCATATTGCTAAAACTTTTAACATTGAAAACAGACCATGGAAAAATTGTGGCAAATATATTATGCTTTGCACACAACCAAAAGACAATTGGTCCATGGCGCAAAAAGATCCCTATGAGTGGGTTGATCAAGTGGTTGAAAAATTAAAAGGGGTGACAGATAAAACATTATTACTGCGTCCACATCCGAACCATGCTGATAAATGTGCTGAAGATATTGGTAAACGTCATCCACAAATAAAAATTGCAGACATGACCAGAGGTGGAGGTATGTTTTATGATTATCGCTGGACATTTTTAGAGGAACTTAATGCATCCGATGTGCATTGTGCCTTAACACATAATTCTACTGCCGCTGTTGATGCCGCAACATACGGTGTCCCTGTCTTTATGACTTCGGACTTGTGCTTAGCTTGGGACATAGGATCATCTGATCTTGCTAAAGTTGAAACTCCACATGTTCCGGATAGGACACAGTGGCTGAACAACTTGGCTTATGCCAACTGGACTTTAGAAGAAGTACGAAATGGCACTGTATGGAAAAGATTTCGGCCTCACGTAGAACAAATGATCAATGAGTAATTTAAAAGTGATACTGCCAGCTGCCGGTAAAGGATCTAGATTAAACTTGCCTTATCCAAAAGAAATATTAAGGTTGAACAATGATGATGCACTAATAGATTATAGTTTCAACTTTTTTAGAGATTATGGAAGAAAGGACGTTGAATTCATTATTGTTGTTAATGAAAACAAAACTGAAATAATAGAATATCTATCAAAATATAAAGATAGATTTAACATATCGTTTACATTCCAAAATCCAAATGAACATGAATACACAGGAGCTATTAAAAGTGCAAAACATTTATTTGGTGAACACAACTTAGTGTTGTTACCTGATACAATAATGACTTTGCATCCAAACGAAAATCTTTATGATCTAGTTCAATCTGCACTTACAGAAACTGGCTTTACATTCCTTTACAAAAAAGAACAAGATCAAAATATTCTTAAAACAAAAGGATGTGTGCATGTGGATCAAAATTCTATAGTATCTTTGTATGAGGACAAACCAGAAACTAACTTGTCTCAGTACAATGCATTTTGGTGTGGCTTTGCTTTTAGAAAGAGAACATTTGATATGTGCATGCAGTACATGGAAAAGTCAACACTAAAACTAAAAATAGATCACAACGAAATACAAAGAACTCCAATATATTCGTCCAAAGCAATCCAGGTTGAAGATTATGTAGATCTTGGCACATGGAAAGAAATACGACGATTACTGCAAAATGAAAATAATAACTGATTGTGACGGAGTTTTATTAGACTGGATATTTGCTTTCGACGTGTGGATGGCTGAACAAGGATATCAAAAACTTCCGGATGCTGACCAACATTTTAAACAGACACAAAGATATGCTTTATCAGAACAGGATGCTTTAACTTTTGTAAGAAAATTTAATGAATCCGGTAGTGTTGGATTCATTCCAGCATATAAAGATGCTGTGGAATACGTTAATAAGTTTGCATCTAAAGGATATAGATTTGAAGTTATCAGCAGTTTACATATGGACAAATACGCACAAAAATTAAGAATAACTAATCTTAAACATTTATTTGGAGATGTCTTTGATTACATTGACTGTAGTTTGGATTTCACCAAAGGTAAAAAAAACATATTATCCAAACGTTACGAACACACTGGATATATTTGGTTGGAAGATTCTATAGCACATGCTGAAGCAGGTGATGAAATAGGCATGCAAACTTACATATTTGACCATCCTTATAATAAAAGTTATACTGGACGTAGAGTAAAAAACTGGAAGGAACTTTATGACGCCGCATCTAGAGGCTAGATTAGGAGATTATGCAGACACTGTATTGATGCCAGGTGATCCGTTGCGGGCAAAATGGATTGCAGATACATATCTCGATGACTGTAAACAAGTTAACGCTGTGAGAAACTGTCTTGGTTATACAGGCACTTACAAAGACAAAAAAATCTCTGTACAGGCAAGTGGCATGGGTCAACCTTCAAGTTCGATCTATGTGGAGGAACTTTTTAACATTTATAACGTGCAAACAATTATTAGGGTAGGTAGTTGTGGAGCCATCGCAAAGCATTTAAGCATCGGTGATATAGTGGTTGCTTTAACAGCTAGCACTGACAGCGCCATGGCAAAAAATTTTATTCCAGACTTCCAATTTTCTCCATGTGTTACATTAAACCTTTTGGAAAAATTTAAAACACATTGTCCTGGATGTTTTATTGGCGGGGTCACTGCAAACGATTATTTTTATCAACCCAACCCTAACTGGTGGAAAGATCATCAAGCAATGGGCGTATTAGCAGTAGACATGGAAACTTATATGCTGTATGCCTTGGCAAATAAATTTAATAAAAGTTGTTTAAGTGTAAACACAGTGTCAGATCATCTTGATGGTGCACACACAAATTTATCACCTTCAGAAAGAGAAACTAGTTTTACAAGGATGGTAGAAAGTGCGTTGTCATTATGAAAATTTGTGTGTGTATTCCTAGTAGAGGAAGATCAAAATTTGTAGAAAGGCTGGTCAAATCAGCATACAAAAACTGTAATAATAAAAATAATGTAATTGTAAAATATTATCTTAATGAAGATGATGATCAAATAGATTATTACAAAGACCAATTGAAAATGATGAAAAAGAAACACGGTGATGGTGTCCAGTATCAAATTGGGCCAGATCAAAACACAGTGTATAGTTGGAACAAACTTGCTGAATCTGTCGAAGCTGATTTTTACATGTTAGCAGGCGATGAGGTTCAATTTGTTACTAAAGATTGGGATACAAAAATCTTCGCAGTAAAAGAACAATGGCCTGATGGAATTTTTTGTGTGGGGGTCTATGATGGTCGGGACTGGCGTAAAAATAATTGTACAACTCCAGTGGTTACCAAGGAATGGGGCCATGCATTAGGTTATTATTTCAATCCTGTCTTTTGGCATTGGCAAATAGACAAATACACTGGAGAACTTGCCATGTCGATAGACAGATTTATTTTCCTTGAAACTGTTTGTGTAAAAATGAAAAAAATTAAAGATATTACTGGCATGAGAAATAGAAAACAAGGTGTGTTTGATCGTGACGAATATATGTATGATAAAATGATACAACTGTATTTTAATACAGATCAAAATCGATTAATAGAGGCATGCGATGCTGTCAAAGAATGAAGCAGACAAATGGTTTGCTGAACATATTGAATCAAATATAAAAATTTTTCCTAATAAAGATATAGAACAGCATTTACGCTATGCATTATCAAAAGTTACCACTGAAAATTTGTTTTTAGAATTTGGTGTAAGAGATAGGAAAACATTTAACGTTATCAAAGAATATGCAAATGTTGTGCATGGTTTTGATTCATGGATAGGAATGCCATGGCCATGGCAACTAACAAGATTGGTTGAGCCTGAGAAAACAGGCCCGCACTTGGCTGCAAAAACTATTCCGCAAACAGACGACACACAGATATTTTGGTCTGGATTGTTTGAAGACACACTACCAAAATTTATAAAAAAATACGATCATCCAATAAGTTTTTTACATATAGATTCAAACTATTACAGATCTGCCACACAAGTATTATCTTTGCTTGACACAAATATTACCAAGGACACAATTATAGTGATTGGCCAATGCCATGCTTTTGAACAAGCAGATCTTAAAAAATGGAGTAATGTGTGGAACCATGGACTTTTAGCTTGCAAAAATTGGGGACGTAATATACAATTTTTTAGTAGAAATCATTTTTTACAAGCGGCAGGAAAAATAAAATGAAAGCATTTATAATATATCTGAAAGAAGTGCAAGCCACTGTTGACTCAGCATTAGAATGCAAGCGAACAGCAAGGCAATACGGATTAGATGCATGGCTCATGGAGGGGTTTACTCCATCACGTGCAGATAAATTTATTCAAGAGCAGAATTTGAAGCCATATCTACCTGGGCCAAAACTTTACAATATTAAATGGCAGAAAGGTGGTGTACGCGGTTGTATGATATCACATTATCATGTATGGCAAAAGTGTATTGAATTGGATCAACCAATTGTTGTGCTTGAACATGATTCTAGAGTTGTAAGCGACACTTATCTCCAAGATTTCGAGGATGTGTTACATCTTGATGGATATAGATTTAAAAAGGATCCAAATATTGGAAAACTCCCTATTGTTGAAGATTTTGTAAATGTGCGTAAAGGCGAGAATCAACTAATGGGCACATATGGTTATGTTATAAAACCACATGCGGCAAAAAGATTAATCCAAGGTGCACATGAAGATGGGATCACAGCATCAGATATGTTTGTAAAAGACAAATATGTACGCATCCAAGTTGTTAGACCACGTGCTGTTGAAGTCAACAGTCAGGATAGTTTGACCGGAGATCGCACATTCTATATATAATTGCATGCACATCACAGTTACTGGATCGCATGGTTTTATAGGCAGTCACCTCAGGCAACATTTGTCCAAAGACAATGAACTTAATTGTTGGGACACAAAGATACAAAAAAACATTGCTGATTTTCATATTGATCGAACAGATTTAATAATTCATCTTGCCGCACTGGCGGGTATCAGAGAATCCTTTGAACAAGCGGATGACTTTTGGAAAACAAATGTTGAATATACGAAGCATGTTTTTTCTGTTGCTGAGAAGAGCAACACTAGAGTCATATATGCATCGTCATCTGCATGTAAAAAATGGTTTGGCAATCCTTACTCAATTTCAAAATATGTAAATGAATTTATTGCTCCACCTAATTCTGTAGGACTAAGATTTTCAACTGTATGGGGCCAAGGCGCAAGAGGCGACATGTTGGTACCACAGATTCAAAATAAAACTTTAAAGTTTGCTACACAACACAAAAGAGATTTGATACATGTGACTGATGTTGTAAGTGCAATACAAACAATTATTGATCATCCAGAACAAACAGGTGTGTTCGAAGTAGGCACAGGAAAAACAATTAAAGTAGATGAACTTGTTGCGTACAACGGACTTGATGTGCCAATACAGCATGGTCAAGATTATGAACTAGAAGAAAATTTATTGCCTTCACACAGACTACGTGCATTAGGATGGGCACCAAAAAAAGATATAATGGACAGCAAATTATGATATTATTAGACGATGGGTACTGGATCCCCAATGGTGATGATCCTGTGCATCATATTGGAGGCAATGTCAAAGAACATGATGGAAAAATACATAGCGAAGTGTTAAAACTTTGCAAAAATAAAGGACACATGTTAGACATAGGAGGAAACGTAGGACGTTGGTCAAATCATTATGCAAATATTTTTAAAAAAGTTACTGCTTTTGAACCAGCAGATTACAACATTGAGTGTTTTAAAAAAAATACGGAAGACAAAACAAATATTACATTGCATGAATATGGATTATCAGATAGATCAGGAAAAGGCAATCTTTCAGTAGCCATTCCAGAACATTTGGGTTCAACTAGAGTCCATCCTAGTGATGATGGAAATATTATTTTAAAAACACTTGATTCACACAGTTATGATGACATTGATGTATTGAAAGTAGATGTTGAAGGACTAGAGATACCAGTGCTTAATGGCGCTAGAGAAACTTTAGAGCGTTGTTCTCCTATAATTGTAATAGAAAGATGTGTGTTAAATTCAACTGCATATGGTTATAGTAAAAACGATAGTCACAAGTTGTTAGAAGAACTGGGATATTCTCGTGCAGTAAAAATTACCAGAGACTGCATCTATATAAAAAAATGAAAATTTTAGTAACAGGGTCACTTGGCTTTGTTGGATCACATCTAGCCAAAAGATATTATTATCAAGGGCATGACGTTGTTGGCATCGACAATGGAGTTGGTGGTTATGATGATAATCTTACTGAAGTGCAAACTTATAAAATAGACTGTTGTGATCAATCCAACTTAGATTTATTATTTTCAAAACAAAAATTTGATCTAGTTATTCACGCCGCCTGTACTGCATATGAAGGACTTAGTGTGGTATCGCCTGTATTTGTAACACGCAATACGTATGACGCTACTGTAAATGTGGTTACATCTTCTATCAAACATAATGTTAAAAAATTTGTTTATATGAGTTCAATGGCTAGATATGGCAAACAGACACCACCTTTCACAGAGGACATGAAGCCTGCACCAGAGGATCCATACGGTATTGCAAAAGTGGCTGCGGAGGACACAGTGAAATGTTTATGTGATGTGAATGGAATACAATGGGCTATTGCTGTACCACACAACATATATGGACCTAACCAAATTTATAATGACCCTTTTAGAAACGTTGTATCAATATTTTTACATAGAAATTTACAAGGCAAGCCACCTATAATATATGGCGATGGTGAACAAAAACGTTGTTTTTCCTACATCGATGATACCCTACAAATATTCGATGAAATATGCTTTGGCACAAAAGCAAATGCTGAGACATTTAATATAGGACCAGATGAAGATTATGTTACAATAAATGAATTGGCCAAATTGTGTGCTAATGCCACCGGTTACAATGGCATGCCTACATATATGAAAGGCAGACCAAAAGAGGTAAAGTATGCAACTTGTTCTTCAGATAAAATTAGAAAATTTTTTAATTACAAAACACAAGTAGATCTAAAGCAAGGAATCAATAACACATTGAATTACATAAAAGCAAGAGGGATAAAAAAATTCAATTATTCATTACCAATAGAAATAGACAATGAAAATACTCCGCAAACATGGACCAAACAACTAATATAACGCTGTGCTGTCCTAGTAGAGGACGCCCCCAATTTGCTAAACGTATGCAAGACAGTGCTTTGGCCACTGCAAAATATCCTGATAAAGTAAAAGTAAAATTTTATCTCAACAAAGATGATCCTCAACTTAAAAATTACAAGCTTAAGGACTTTGATGTTGGCATAGATAGGAGCACAGTCATGAGTTGGAATGTTATAGCAGAAAGTTCTCCTAGTAGAATGTACATGTTGGTAGGTGATGATGCTGAATTTATTACACAAGATTGGGATAAGAAGTTCTTGGATCAATATAAAAAATATCCTGACGGAATATTCATGATAGGCACAGCCACAGGAAAAAAACATGGCCTCATACATAAAACATCACCACATCCTGTCATCACCCAAGAGTGGCGTAATACGCTAGGATATTTTTGGCCTGTGCAGTTTCATCATTGGTGCTTAGACAACTACACAAATGATCTTGCAAAAAGAATAGACAGATATATTTTTATGGAGGACGTATTAATAAAAGTAAAAAAAATTACTGAAGACGATACAGCAAAACGTATCCGCACAGACGCTGTGCATCTCAGAGACAAATGGGTATATGAAAAAACAAAAGAATGTTATTTAGACTTTGATGTTTTAAGATTAAAGATGGCATGCAAATGAATCTAGCAATATTTGGAGACAGTTGGCCAGTTGGTGTGGAACTTAACAAAGGTGAACTGCCTTTTGGTGATATTTTACATAAAAAATTAGGAACAAAAAATTATTACAATGAGTCACAACAAGGAAGCACAGTGGATTCATTGATACTACAACTAGATAATTTTGCTAAGAAAAACATATCTGACTGTGTATGTGTATTTTTTATAACTAATCCTGCAAGATATTTGTATTTCCAAAATGGCAAAGAAAGGGTTTTACGTCCAACAGGGGATAAAAGTGAACTTGCAAAGTTTTATTTTGGCCATGTGCAGTCTGATGATCTAGATTATCACAAAGCAAACATATCTGTACTTGCACTTCATAGGATGTGTGATAAATTAAATTACAAAGATTATTACATGGAAGGATGGACTAACATAGATTGGAAATACACTGGTATAGATCAAACAAAATTTCTAGGAAAAAGTGCAACAGAATTATTTGGTGCAGATACAAATAATAAAACACTTGAACTTGTAAAGTTTCAAAACAACCAATACATTACTCCAAACAAATATCATCCAAACAGCAAAGGACATGAACTAATAGCAGAACACTTGTATAATTTTATAAGTTAATATAATATAAAAATATGGCGTCTTACACAATTACAACAACTTGGGGACAAACACATTGGGACATCTATGCAAAAAGATGTGTAGAATCAATTGGTAAACATTGGCCAGATGACGTTGTAAAATATTTTTATCCTGATGACGTGTCACAGCAAGTTACAATTGCTAATTCATATTATTTTGATCTTAAACAGTCACAACCTGAATTGCAAGAATTTATCGATAGAAACCAAAACAATGCACTGGTAAAAGAACGTATGCACAAGCCATTGCGTTCTGCATTCGAATATGATGTAATTAGATTTTGCTACAAAGTTTACTGCATGTTAGATGCCGCAGAGCGTTGCACAACAGACATATTAATTTTTGTTGATGCAGATACTGTGACGTATAAAGATGTGCCTACATCCTGGCTGGATCATATTGCTCCTATTGAAAAATTTTCTACATTTCTTGGCAGGCCAAAAAAAGGATTTTCTGAGACTGGATTTATAACTTTTAACATGACTTTGCCAGAGTCCAAAACATTTTTTGATCGGTGGCGAGAATATTACACAAAAGATCTTTGGGTAAACTTACAAGGCTTTACAGATTCATTTACATATGATGCCGCAAGGCTGGATACCACTGATAGAAAATTAGATAATGATCTAAATGATGGTAGATATCTTGGATATAGAGGATCTAAGCATCCATTTGTTAATTCAGAGCTAGGAGATTATATGGATCATCTCAAAGGTGAGCGAAAGGACATCCAATCATCCGTAGAAGATATGAAAGTTAAAAGGCAAGATGATCACTGGCAATGAAGATAGCAGTGTTTCCAAAGACTTGCGCCATAGCGGGCAGGCCGGTGATGGCAGCTTTTATAAAGTCTCTCCAAGGAGAAGACTACGTCATATGCGAAAATCACGAAAGACCAGAAGCAGATGTAGTTGTTATGTGGTCATGGCTTCTTGGAATGTACGGCCGTGATGCAATATACAATCACTACAAAAACACAAAAACAAAGTTTTTAATATTAGAAGTAGGAGCACTTGCACGTAATCACTCTTGGAAGATTGCAATTGGTGGTATAAACCGTGACGCCGATTTTGCCAATTCCTCCGTTGATGATAAAAGACTATCATTGTTTAACTTGCATACAAGACCTTGGCGCAATAATGGAAAGTATATAATTGTGTGCGGACAAAATGAAAGATCACTTGCATGGGACCAAGGTACAACATCCGATTGGGCCCAATCAATGTTCAAATGGATTAGAAGGTATACCGAAATGCCAATTTGGTTTAGACCACATCCAAGATTTCCTGTATCCATCAAAGAATCAAAGAGCAACAATGTGCGTATCAGCACGCCGAAAAAAATTGGAAAAATAGATGAAGTAGACTTTGATAGTGCTTTGAAACACGCTTATGCTGTGGTCAATTACAACTCAAATCCAGCAATTGAATCTGTGTTGGCTGGAGTGCCTGTGTTTGTAGGTGAATCATCTTTGTGTTGGTCTGTTGGCAATGAAATAGGCACTAATCTTAATACACCTGCCACGCCCGATCGAACCGAGTGGCTGAAACAGATAAGTTATACTGAATGGTTTACAAAAGAAATAGGAAATGGAATACCATGGAAGAGACTGAAACAAAATTTAATCGATGGGTAACTAGAATATATTTCGGAACGATGATTTTTGGTTTTCCGTTAATCTATCTAATTCTTATATTTTTCGAGACAAGATGAACAATTTTGTTTGTGTATGCACTGGTACCAAGTATGGTACACAATACGTAGACAAGTTGTATAACATGGCTTGTCGACACGCTCACGATTTTAAGTTTCATGTCATTACTGATGTCAAGAAAGATTGGCGTCCTGAAATAAATCAAATAGTTGTTGATCCAATTTATCCCACTTGGTGGAATAAAATCCATATATTCAGAGATGATATTGGCATTGAAGGCAGAGTGTTGTTTATGGATCTTGACGTTGTAATCTTTAGGAACATCAACCATTTCTGGGACTTTGAAGGTGATGCTTTCATAATAATTCAGGATTTCAATAGATGTCGCATCAAGGATTATCCTGTAAGAAACTCTTCAGTTATGAAATTTAACGCCGGACAAGAAGTGCATGTATGGAACGATTTCAAGAAAGATCCACACAGCGTAATGAAAAAATATAGGGGTGATCAAGATTACATGACTGCTAAATTTACTAATGGACCAATTTGGCCAAAGGAGTGGGTGATGTCTTACAAATGGGAGATTGGTTTAGAGCCAGGTGAAAAAAAACGTTCACCCCATGATCTATTTGTAAAACAAGCGTACACAAATAGAAAACACAATCTACCGGATGAATGTAGTGTAGCTGTATTTCACGGTAAACCAAATCCTGCTGAAATTGAACATGATCCTTTGGTGATACAAAACTGGAGATAACTAAAAATATGAAACTGTTTGATTTTCAAAAATATGGAGCAAAAGAGATGGATGTACCATCCGGCGAAGTCTTTATTCATAATATCCAAGATGACGAGATAGAAGGTGTTAATTTAGATCAATATGTAGGAGATAGAAATGTTATTATTATTGGCATCCCCGGTGCATTTACTCCCACTTGCACTGACAAGCATCTTCCAGGATTTGTAAAACACGAACAACAGTTTTATAAAAAAAACGTAGATGAAATAATTTGTTTAAGTGTAAATGATCCACATGTCATGATGGCATTCTCAGATTATATTAATCAGGATGGCTCTAGAATTGTAATGGCTGCAGATCCTTTTGGTGAAGTAAGTGAGCAAATTGGCACGTTGACTGACATGGGATTGTTAGGACAAAGAACAAAAAGATTCGCTGCCATTGTTAAAAATGGCAAGGTAGTTGATATGCTAATTGATGAAAGAGGATTAGATGTTTCAACTGCAGAAAATTGTTTTAAAAATTTATAATGGCATTATCTGATTATCAAGGCGAAACCATTATTGACTCTATAACCATTAAACAAGGTAAAAAACATTTCAACAATCTATGGATGCCACGTACTGTGTTCAACGATCCACATGGCAAAGATGCTTTTATAATTGGTAATGGCGAGTCAAGAATAGGATTTGATTTGTATAGTTTACCACAAGATACATATGGATGCAATGCTTTATACCGTGACTATGAGCCGGACTACTTGATAGTTGTAGATCAAATGATGTATAAGGAAATTTTACAAAATGAGTATGATCAAAAAAACACAGTCTATACAAATCGCAACAATATAAAAAAGCATGGAGGATCTGCCAATCTCATTCCAAATAATCCACACAAAGGAGCAGGGACAACTGCTATGCATATTGCAATTCATGATGGTCATAATAGATTATTTTGCATTGGGTTCGATTGTGCTGAAGATGGGCCTAACATTAATGTATACAAAGATACATCTTGCTATGATAAAGCTAAAACCAGTACTAACCTATCTCTATGGGGGAAACAAATATATGCGTTGGCTCACGATAATCCAGATGTTACTTTTGTGTTTGTAGATGGTAATCTACCTAATGAATTGATGTATTTGGCTAACTGTTCAACAATTTCTTATACCCAATTAAATACGCACATAAATACTAACAATGAAACTGCCTGATAAAATAAAAATAGGTTGGAAAGATGTTGATATCACAAAAGTAAAAGTGTCGTTCGTAAAGAATAATTCTGACTATTGGGGACAATATATTTGCAGGCAAAATAAAATAGAAATCCAAGAAGAAGCAGTTGGGCAAGATCTTGCCAACACTTTAGTGCATGAAATTATACATGCAATTGTGTATCACTCCTCTCTAAACGCAGAAGGTGGTCCTCTATATGAAGGTGATAATGAAGAGCAGGCAGTCAACTCAATGACAAACTGGTTAATGGGAGTTTTCAAAGACAATCCATGGTTATTAGACTTTCTAAAAGAGAACATACACGGCAAAAAGGCCAAAAAATAACACTTTTTTGTTGGTTGACGGTTTTGGTATAATACCATATAATAATATTATTATACACAAAGAGGTAACAACAATGACAAACGCACAATTAGTATTACAAAAAATACAAACAACATTATGCCATGAAGGCACAACTTATAAAGGTAATTCAGGCACTTATATGTTTATTGAAGGAAAAACTACAGAAGAAGGAACCATTAATGGAGTTGTAAAAAAATTAGATGAACAAGGAGCGGCTAAAACTGCTGGTTCATTTAAAATTGTTGAGGATGGCACTGTATTCAGATTTACAGGTTTGGCAACTAAAACACTTTCTGCCATTACCAAAGAAGTGCAATCACAAACACCAGATGCACATCCAGGAGCAGAGCCTGAAGAAAAACAAGAAGCAATTGCAGTCTAGCCAAAAAGAGCTTAGAATATCAAATGTAAACAAAACAATTTTGATTGCTGAGTCTACTTGGGCTCAGCAATTTTGGAGATCCATTCTTGCCGCACTGCAAAATAATAGTCAAAGATGAAGTAAATGTAAAACTAGATGGCTTAGATCTTGTAACCAGAAGAAAATTAACAAATAAATTCAAATATGAGATACCAGGCGCACGTTTTATGCCTGCGGTAAAACTTGGTCGATGGGATGGCACTGTGTCATTTTTCACGCAAGGGGGATTAACTTTTGTTAATTTACTTGACGACATCGTACCAATACTTGAAGAAAGTAATTATACATTTGACTTAGAAGATAAAAGGGAAACCTGGAACTTATCGTTTGATCCTGTTGATAAAAATACTTTTGCTGACGTGACATGGCCCACAGGACATACACATGAAGGACAATCGATTGTCTTACGTGATCATCAAGTTGAAGTTATTAATAATTTTATTAACAATCCACAGTGTCTGCAGGAAGTTGCCACCGCAGCTGGTAAAACAATAATTACAGCCGCACTAAGCAAATTAATTGAACCATATGGTAGAAGCATTATAATTGTTCCGAATAAATCATTGGTCACACAAACAGAAGAAGATTATAAAAATATGGGATTGGATGTCGGAGTTTATTTTGGTGACAGGAAGGAGCCGGGCCATACCCACACAATTTGCACATGGCAATCTTTAAACATACTGGAAAAGAAACGACAAAATGCAGAAGATAATCTTATTGAAGTGTTCAAGAGAGATGTAGTATGTGTAATTGTTGATGAGGTACATATGGCAAAAGCGGATGTTTTGCGTAGATTACTTACGAATGTGTATGGTTATGTTCCTATCAGATGGGGACTAACTGGAACAATTCCAAAAGCAGATTATGAATATAAGTCAATCCACGTTGCACTTGGCGAAGTAATTAATAGAGTTTCAGCAGTCGAACTCCAGGAAAAAGGTCTATTGGCAAAGTGTAATATTGAGATACTACAACTTTGGGACTATGTGGACTACAAAAACTATCGTGAAGAACAAACACATCTTGTTACAAAAAAAACAAGAATAAATTATATCGCAAGGATGATTGAACAAATGCGTACATCAGGAAACACACTTGTACTTGTGGATCGAGTGAAGTCAGGCGAAATGTTATCTGAAACTATTATTAATTCTGTGTTTGTGCGTGGGGCAACTAAGGCAGATGAAAGAAAAGAACATTATGATGATATTAAAACATCAAATGACAAAGTAATTGTTGCCACGTATGGAGTAGCTGCTGTTGGTATAAACTTGCCACGCATATTCAATCTTGTACTAGTCGAACCAGGAAAGTCATTTGTTAGAGTGATTCAATCCATAGGAAGAGGAATACGTAAAGCCCAGGACAAAGACTTTGTGCAAGTGTGGGACGTGTGCTCCACAGCAAAGTTTTCTAAACGTCATCTTACAGAACGCAAAAAGTTTTATCGTGAAGCACAATATCCTTTCACTGTGACAAAGGTTGACTATCAATAAAAAATAAGCATATAATATAATAATATGCAATTACTAACACTAGATGATCAGACTTTTTTAATGGACAGAGTACCAGATAAAGTAGATGAAGACATGCGTTTTGCCGTTTTGGACAATTCGGATACCGCCAATCCTGATTTCTTTTTTGTTCCGCTGATATATTTAGAATCTTTTTCATCACCATCTGCTGTGCTAGAAATAGGGGGAAATAAAATACAAATGCCTTTGGACTGGCACATACTGCTTGGCGATCCTGATTGTGGTGATCTCGAGATAGTGCCACTAACTTCATTGAATGATCGATCCTTCCATGCATTTTGTTTCAATCCAATATCAGACTCTATGCCAAGATATCAGGAAGTGCGGATAACAAACATATACAACGAAGTAGAATGGTTTTTTCCAAGGGTAAAATCCAACCAATTAATAACCATACCAACAACTTCGAACAAAAGTCCGCAGTGTGCGTATTTTATAAAAGAGATCAACCGTAACACAGACATGGTAAATTTAAATAATCTGTTTCATGCTTAACTTAATATTCAACAACAACGCTCCGCTTAAAATTATTGCAGGGCCGTGTCAAATTGAATCGTATGATCATGCCATGAAAATGGCTGAAATAATCGCTGACATATGTCACGAAGCAGGCATACGTTGGGTATATAAATCTTCGTTTGATAAAGCAAATAGATCTTCCATAGATTCATCGCGTGGAATTGGAATTGAACAAGGCCTTAAAATATTGGAAAAAATTAAACAAGAATATACTGTGCCTATACTAACTGATATTCATTCGGCTGCACAGGCAAACACAGTGGCCGAAGTTGTTGATATAATCCAAGTGCCTGCTTTTTTGTGTCGACAGACTGATATCATTGTGGCCGCAGCTAAAACAGGACTACATGTTAATGTTAAAAAAGGACAATTTTTGTCTTATAACGACGTAGCGAACATAAAAAACAAATACCCAAAAAACAAAAACTTTTTGATAACCGAAAGAGGCACCACATTTGGTTATAATAACCTTGTTGTGGATATGCGTGGCATACATGCAATGAAAGAGCATTATCCGGTTATTATGGACGGTACACATTCGGTGCAACAACCAGGTGGCATGGGAAAGTCATCAGGAGGCGATAGGCAATTTGTTGATCCATTGTGTAGATCGGCTGTGGCAATAGGAATT